TGGCGGATCGTCCGCATCCCGGCGATCGCTGGTCCTGGTGACCCGCTCGGCCGCCGCCAGGGTGAAGAGCTCGTGTCGGTGCAGCGGCGGAAGCAGGGCTACTTCCGTAACCTGCAGGCCAAGCGGTCAGCGTACGTGTGGAACAGCATCTACCAGCAGTCGCCGACCGCGGCCGACGGCAACCTGTTCAAGCGGGCCGACTTCCGGTACTGGCGGCAGATGCCCGCGGACTCCTCCTGGCACGGTGTGCTGAGCGGCCAACGCGTCGACCTCGGTGGCCGGACCGTCCAGTTGGACGACTGCTGGCGGTTCATCACCGTGGACCTCGCCGCGTCGAAGCGCACCTCGGCGGACTTCACGGTCGCCGCCGCCTGGGCCATCTCGCCCGACGGCGACCTGATCCTCCTCGGACGCAACCGCGGCCGGCTGGAGGAGGCGGAGCACTGGGACCACGTGCGGCCTCTCCAGCAGCGCTGGCATGCGGACACGGTCTTCATCGAGCAGTCATTCATCTCCACCACGCTGGCCGTGGATGCGACCGCCGCGGGGATCCCGGTGCAGCCGTTGACGGCGGACACGGACAAGATCACCCGGGCCATTCCGGCGACCAACAGGGTCAGGGCTGGTCGGGTGTGGTTCCCAGCACACGTGGACTGGCTGGACGAGTGGTGCGACGAGCTCGCCTCATTCCCCAGCGCCGCGCATGACGACCAGGTGGACACGCTGTCGTACGCCGCGCGTGTGGTCAGCGCGCACTGGCTGCCGATGGAGACAGCCGACCAGGTGAACGCCCGCCGCGCCGCCTCACCGGCAGACGACGTGATCGGGCAGGCGTACACGGCGGCGACCGGCGGCAGCAGCGGACTCGACCTGATGAGCCTCAACTACTGAGCGGGGTGACATGACCATCAGCGCCCCGACCAGGGACATCGGGCACCTCGACCAGCACTACGGGCTGTGGCTCGGCGAGTGGATGGAACTCATCCCCGACCTGATCTGGCCCAACAGCGTCCAGACGTACGCGAGGATGCGTCACGACCCCCAGTTGACCGCGGTTCTTGCCGCGTACACGCTGCCGATCAGGCGGGCGACGTGGGCGATCGACCCGGCCGGCTGCCGCGACGAGGTCGTCCAGCTCGTCGCCGACGACCTCGGCCTGCCGATCCTCGGCGCTGATGAGGAGCCGGGGCCAGCGCGCCGGCGCGGCGTGCGGTGGGCTGACCACCTCCGGCTCGCTCTGCTGTCGCTGACGTTCGGGTTCGCCCCGTTCGAGCGGCGGTACGAGATCCGTGACGGCCGCGCCCGGCTCGTCAACCTGGGGGAGCGGCTGCCGCACACGATCGGCGCGATCACGCTCAACCGCGACGGCACCATCAAGACGATCCAACAGGACCTCGCACCCGCGTCCGCCCCGATCCCCGCGGATCGGCTGGTCTGGTACGTGCACGAGCGGGAGGGCGCCAACTGGGCGGGCCGCTCCATCATGCGTGCCGCGTATGGGGCTTGGCTGCTGAAGCATGAGGTGTGGCGAGTCCACGCCACGTCGATCCGCCGGTTCGGCATGGGCGTCCCTAACGTCGAGGCGCCTCCCGGGGCAACCCCTGCACAGGTGGCCGAAGCGCAGCGCCTCGCGTCCGCCATGCGCGTGGGCGATCAGGCGGGTGTCGGCCTGCCGTCCGGGTTCAAGCTGAACATCACCGGCATGACCGGGTCGGCGCCGGACGCGCTGGCGTTCATCCACTACCTCGACCAGCAGATGTCCCGGCAGGCGCTCGCTGGGCTGATGGATCTGGGCGACACCAGCAACGGCAGTCGCGCGCTCGGCCAGTCGTTCCTTGACCTGTTCCTTCTCAGCTTGCAGGCCGTCGCGGAGGAGATCGCCGAGACTGCGACGTCTGGGCAGCCCGGCATCCCCGGCATCGTCACGCAGCTCGTGGACTACAACTGGGGCGAGGATGAGCCCGCCCCCAAGGTCGTGGTGCAGGACGTCGGCTCCCGCCAGGAGGTCACCGCCGAAGCGCTCGACATGCTGCTGCGGGCGGGAGCGATCAACCCGGACCCGGAGCTGGAGGCGTACGTCCGCAAGACGTGGCGGCTCCCCGAACGCTCACAGGAGGCGCTACCGGCGCCGCCCGTACCGGAGCCGGCTCCCGAGCCCGCCCCGACGCCGCAAGCCCGGCAGAAGCGCCGTGCGGCCCGCGCCCGACACATCAGGGCCGCAGCCGACCAGGAGGGCGTCAGAAGACAACTCACGCTCGCCGAAGACGCCTCCGGGATGGACCCGGAGAAGATCCAGCAGGCGTGGCAGACCGCCCTCGACGCCCTCCTCGAAACGTGGGAAGGCATCGCCGACGACTGGCGCACCCAGCTCGCCGACCAGATCGAGCAGGCCATCGCCGACGACGACCTCGAAGCGCTCGCCGACCTGACGCTCGACAGCACGGCCGCTGCTGCGTTGATCGCCGCAGCCATGATCGCCATGGCTGTCCTCGCGGCTGAGCAGATGGCCGACGAAGCCGCGTCGCAGGGCGTGCAGGTCGAGCAGCCGTCCGTCGATGAGGAGGCGCTCGGCGCGGTCGCTACGGTCATCGCCGCCCTGCTCGCCGCGTGGCTGGCCGGTGCGGCGGCGCGTGAGGCGCTACGCCTCGCCGTCCCCGGCGCTGCTGCTGCACCGGTGGCCACCGCCGTGGTGGCGTTCCTGCTCGGCCTGTCGGACCGGTTCCTGCGCGACCAACTCGGCGCGGCCCTGTCGCAGGCTCAAGCTGCGGGCCGGTTCGCCGTGCTCGACGCCGCCCCCGAGGCCGAGTACGTCGCCAGCGAAGTACTCGACGCCTCAACGTGCGGCCCATGCCGCGAGGTGGACGGCCACGTGTTCAACGACCTCGACGACGCCAGGGCCGCCTACGGCAACGGCAGCTACATCGCGTGCGAGGGCGGAGTCCGATGCCGCGGCACCGTGATCGCCCTCTGGAACAACTAGGAGACCAGGGTGAGAAAGACCCCGCACGCCCACAGCACGGACTGGTACCGCATCACCAACCGGGCTGACGGCGCCACCGAGGTTGCCATCTACGACGAGATCGGCTGGTTCGGCGTTGGCGCCTCGGAGTTCATCAACGAGGTGCGGAACGTCTCCGCCTCTGAGATCACGGTCCGGCTGAGCTCGCCCGGCGGCGACGTGTTCGACGGCATCGCCATCCACAACGCGCTGCGCGCCCACCCGGCCAAGGTCACCGTGCACGTGGACGGGCTTGCCGCGTCGATCGCGTCCGTCATCGCGCTGGCCGGCGACAGGGTCGTGATGCAGCCGCACTCCCAGATGATGATCCACGACGCGTCGAGCATGTGCTACGGCCAGGCCGCCGACATGCGGGAACTCGCCGAAAGGCTCGACAGGCAGTCCGACAACATCGCCGGCGTCTATGCCGAACGTGCAGGCGGCACCGTCGCCGAGTGGCGCGACCGGATGCGTGGCGAGACGTGGTTCTCCGCCGACGAGGCAGTCGCCGCCGGCCTGGCCGACGAGGTCGCGCCGCGCCGCAACGAAGAGGACAGCCCGCCGCAGGTCGCGAACGCGTGGGACCTGTCCAGATTCCGCTACGCCGGGCGTTCCGCCGCCCCGGCCCCGGTCGTGGCTATGGCTGCGGCCGCCCAAACTCCCCCGGCCGAGCCGGCCGCGGGGCCCACAGAAACCCAGGAGGAGGACAGTATGTCCACTCTGAGCGAGGGCCTGCGTGAGCGGCTCGGCATCGACGCCGACGCTGAGCTCGACGACACCGCCCTGCTCGACGCGATCGACCAGGCTCTGGCCGAGCGCGCCGACCCGCCCACCCCGGAGCCTGTCGAGACGCCGGAGCCTGTCGCCGCGCGCCTGCCCGAGGGCACCGTCCTCGTGGACGCTGAGCGGCTCGCCCAGCTTGAAGCGCAGGCCGCCGAGGGTGTCGCCGCCCGCGCGCAGCAGCGCGCCGAGGCTCGCGACCGCGCCCTCGACAACGCCATCAAGGTCGGCAAGTTCCCGCCGTCGCGGAAGGCTCACTACGCCGCGGCGTGGGACGCCGACCCTGAGGGCACCCAGCAGCTTCTGAACTCGCTGGCTGAGGGCCTGGTGCCGATGGACGACCTCGGACAGCCGGGCCGCGAGGACGCCGTGAACGGCGACAGCGAGTTCGACCGTCTCTTCTCCACCCCCGGACGGAGCGCCTGACATGAGCGACTACCTGCCCGTCTACACTCCCGCCGAGGTCGCGACGTTCACCACGTCCGCCGCGGTTACTGGTGGCCAGCTTGTTGCCGTGTCCGGCAATGGCACCATCGGCCCGGCCGGCGCCGCGTCGGCGTCGTGGATCGGCGTTGCTGCTGGTGACGCCGCGTCCGGTGCCCGGGTCGCGGTGTTCTGCCGCGGCACCGTGCATGAGTCCACAGCGTCCGGCGCTATCACCGCTGGTGCGCAGCTCGCCACCGGCGCGGCTGGGACCGTGGCCACGCTCGCCGCCGCTGCTGGTGCGGCTGCTGGCGACATCAACAATGCGCGTGCCGTCGTCGGTGTCGCGCTGACCACCGCAGCCGATGCGGCCCTGGTCCGCTGGATGGCTTGGTAAGGAGCCCACGAGATGCCTGTCCTGCCCCCGGCTCCTGCGAGCCTGTCCGGTGACCTGCTCACCATCCACCGGCTGCTGGCGTCGCCGACGCAGATTCAGCGCCGGCTGCGCACCATCCAGGACATGCGGTTCATCGCTGACCGCATCCTGACCCAGCGCTACCGCAGCTCTGGCGGCGCTGTCATGTACGAAGTGTCGGAGCCGATCTTCAACACGCGGACGCCTGAGGCTGTCGCCCCGTCCAGCGAGTACCCGAAGGATGTCACCGCTGAGGGTGCCGCCGCCCTGGCCGCGGTGTCCAAGTGGGGCCAGGCGACCCGCCTGTCCGACGAGAAGATCAAGCGCAACGCCCGGCCCGGCAACGAGGTCGACCGGGTGCTGCGCAAGGTCGTCAACACGATCATCCGCCACGTCGACTCCATCACCATGTCGGCGGTCGCGTCCGCGGTGACGCAGACGCAGGCCGCCGGCGATGACTGGGTTGCTTCGACGGCGACGATCCTGCGGGACATCGAGCTCGCCAAGGCGGAGATCTCCGACCTGCAGATGGGCTACATGCCCGACACGATCGTCATGTCGTCCACGAAGTACGCGTACATGGCGTCCGACGAGAAGATCGCCACCCTGCGGCAGCGTGAGACGACCGACAACCCCGTCTACGGCGGCAGCATCGAGCGGATCGCCGGCCTGGTCGTCGTCGAGGCGCCGCTGTCGGTGCTGCCCAGCGATGACGTGTGGATTCTTGACAGTCAGCAGCTCGGCGGCATGGCCGATGAGGCTGACGTCGACCCCGGCTACACGGTGGCGGAGATGTCGGTGCAGGTGCAGGCCGAGCGTCTCGCCCGCCAGGACGGCTGGGAGGTGTGGGGCCGCCGAATCACGGTTCCGATCATTCAGGAGCCGGGCGCCGCCATCAAGATCACCGGCACGAACGCGTAGGAGATCACGATGGCGAAGCGATACGAGGTGACCGGGGCGTGCGTCACGCACATCCCCGTCTCCACCTCCCAAGGCGTCATGCTCACCACCCTCTACCGGGGTGCGATGCTGCCCGCGGACGTGCCCGCCGACAGGGTTAAGCACCTGCTCGACTCCAACCTTGTCAAGCCCGTCGGCGGCGACGAGCCGGAGCCGGCCGAGGGCAAGACCGCGGTCAACTCGCGGTCCAGCAAGGCGGACCTCGTCGCGTACGGCGTCGCCCACGGCGACGACCGCGCCGAGCTGGAGGCGCTCACCCGCGAGGAACTGCTCGACCTGTACGTCAGGCAGCAGTAGCCAGGGCGTGGCCCGGTCGGTGCGATTCCCAGTATCCGCTGGCCGGGCCGCCACAACCGAATAGCGAGGAGGGGCCGTGGCCGAGTCGTGGCAGCCGACGTTGGAGCAGGTGGCCGACCACATCCCCACCCGCACCCGAGACGCCGCTAACCCCGGCAGCGACACGCTGCTGGGCACGTTCAACGCCTCGACCACGCCAACTGACGAGCAGGCCACACGGCAGATCGTCGCCGCGGTCGCCGAGGTGCTCGCCGCGGTGGGTGGCACGGTTCCCGCGACGCCTGCGCACCTGGAGACGCTCGCGTCGGAGGCGGCAGCGCTGAGGGCCGCGGCCGACATCGAGCTGGCATATCCGGACCGCAACGCCGACGTCAACGTCTTCCAGCAGCTCGACCAGCGCGCCAAGGACGCCCTGCAACGGCTGATCGACGCAGTCAACGATGCAGGCTCCGGCCCGGAAGGCGCCCTGTTGCCCGTCTACTCGTTCCCCGATCCCGTCTGGTACGGCGACTACCCCCTGTAGGAGGCGACCGTGCCCGATGTCCTGTGGGTGTGGAACGAGCCCGAAGTGTTCCGCGTCCTCAAGTCCTATCAGGGGCCGGTCGGGCTGCACATCGCCAAGCTCGCCCGGCGGGTGAACCGCGGCGCGAAACGACGCGCCAACGTGTCCCCGGCGGGCGACATCGAGGCAGGCAGGCCGCCCGGCTACATGCGGGCCCGGATCCGGTGGGACATGGGCCGTGACCTGGTGGGCGTCTACGCAGACATTTCCAGCCCGGCGCGGACCGCCCGCGACAACGCCCCCTATGGGCTGTTCATGGAAGTTGGAACACGCCCACACATCATCCGGCCGAAGCGCCCGGACGGGTGGCTGCGGTGGATAGACCGGGACGGTCGAGTGCGGTTCGCGAAGGTCGTCCACCACCCCGGCACCCGCCCATATGCCTACCTGCGGCGCGCTCTCTACGCGCTGCGTGGGGCCTGACATGGCCCGCGTCACCGCCGTCAAAGCGGTACTCGCGTGGGTGAACTCGCACACCACCCTCGTTGGCCAGGGCAAACCGATCGCCCTCGGCGGCTACCGGGCGCGGCCGCGCTCGCCCGGACACGGCGCCTACCTGACCTTGCACCGGCTCGACGGCGCCGACGCACTCATCGCCGAAGACGCAGCAGACCAGGCGCGGATCGCCGGCCTCATCTACGCCGGCACAGACGAGATGGCCGAGACCGCCGCCGTCGCCTACGCGAACGCCCTCGCCGCGCTATCCGGCACCCCCACCGCCATGGGCGACGCGACATGCCTGGTGGTCGAAGACATCACCGGCCCGCTGCTCGTAGACGAACGAGCCGGGGACGGAGAGCTGTTCGCCTACTCGGTCGACGCCGACTTCTTTCTGATCAACGGAGGTTCCTGATGGCGGCCCTAACTCTGCAGGTGCTCGTGCCTGGCGGGTCCGAATCGACACTGGCCGCCGCTGCGGGCGGCGGCGACACCTGCCCGGCCGGTGACGGCGTGTTCCTGGAGGTCGACAACGCCTCCGGTAGCGCCGTGACCGTCACCCTGGTCACGCCGGGCACCACCCCCGAGGGGCTCGCTATTGCTGACCGGGAGGTGTCCGTCCCGGCCGGGGAACGGTGGAAGATCCCGGTCGGCAGGGTGTTCGCGAAGGCGGACGGCCGCGCGGACATCACCTACAGCAGCGCGACGTCCGTGACGGTCGGCGCGTTCAAGGCCGCATGATGGCCCGCCCGAGCAGGCCCGCAGCGCGGGACACCGAGCAGCCGCCCCCGTACTACATCGCCACCCGGCCGCTGTTCCTCGGCGACCAGTTCACAAGGGCGTTCAACCCCGGCGACCAGGTGCCCGTCGAGCACGTCGAGACGTACGGCTGGCACGACTTGGTGCGCCGCCCCGACCAACCCGCCCCAGAACAGCCCCAAAGCGAGCCTGAGACCACGACCGGCCAGGCCACCACCGAAGGAAAGGGTGACGCCTGATGGCTCGTGGAAACCCGGGAGCGCTCGCGCTCGGCCCCGGCAGCCTGTACATCGCTGTGCTTGGCACGCCGGAGCCGACCGACCTCACCACGCCGTGGGAGACCGTGTCGGCGAACTGGATCCCGCTCGGCTACACCGACGAGGGCAGCACGTTCAACTACAGCGTCGACAGCGAGAACGTTGAGGTTGCCGAGGAGCTCGACCCGGTCGCGGTCGCCCTCACCTCTCGTGAGCTGTCGCTCGCGTTCGCCCTGGCCGAGATCACCGCCTCCAATCTGAAGCGGGCGCTCAACGGCGGCACCATCACGTCCGGCTCCGGCATTGTGACGTTCGAGCCGCCGGACCTGGGTGAGGAGGTGCGGACGATGCTCGGCTGGGAGTCGGAGGACCACACGGAGCGCTGGGTGTACCGCAAGTGCATGCAGGTCGGCGCCATGGAGATGTCCCGCGCGAAGGGCGCCGCGAAGGCGACCATCTCGTGTGATTTCCGGTTGGAGCGGCCCGCGGACGCGAAGAGCTTCAAGGCCATCATGGCGACGGCGAGGGCGTAGACGATGGCGCGCTCCTACACCTCCCGCCGAGACCAGACGGCCGCCGCGTCGCTGCAGCCTTTCGACCTGGACGGCGTCACCTTCACACCGCAGGGCGGCGTGTCGATGATGGACGTCTCCGAGTTCGCCCGGCTCGCCAGCCAGGGACTCGACTCGCAGAGCCCCGAGGCCATCGGCTTCCTCGCCGACGTCTACCTCTCGCTGCTCGGCCCCCAGCAGTACCGCCTCTTCCGCGAGCACTGCCGCAAGCACAGCACCGACGCCGCCGTTCTCGTGGAGATCCTCGGCGACCTGGTGGCCGGTGCGGTCGAGGAGGAGGCGGGCCGCCCTACCGGCAGGTCCTCGGACTCCTCCGATGGGCCGCAGAGCATCCCGGATACGCAGACGGTCGTTTCCTTCTCGCGGGCCACCGTCGAACAGACGCCAGTGGAGGAGACGCCGCCGCTGGTGTCCTACGGCTGAGCGACCTGCCGCTCACCGACTTCCTCGACGTTGTGCACGCCTGCTGGATCGACTGGCGGCAGCAGACCCTCCAAACCGCCGCGCTGCTCGGGCTGGCTGGGCTGCTGGAAAAGGTGGAGCCCGACGTGCACGTCCAGTTCGACGACCTGTACGGGCCGCCCGCCCCGCCTCCGCCGCGCAAGCCGCTGACTCCGCAGGAGCGCGAGGAGCGCATGCGGATCGTCGCCCAGCTCGCCGGATAGCCATCACATGAACGGGCTGGGGGGTGCTGCGTGGCTGCTACCCCGCTCGCTGAGGCGTTCGTCCGCGTCCGCGCTCTCACCGACCGTTTCAAGGACGACGTCGAGAAAGGCTTCCGCGGGCTCGGCGACGACTTCGGCAAGCAGTTCGCGCGTGAGGGATCGGCACGGCTGCGCGACGAGCGGGACAGGTTCGCCTCCGCTGGCCGCGACATCGGCGACACCGCCGGCGACGCCGCTGGGGAGCAGTTCGGCCGCCGCATGGCCGAGACCGGGCGGATCCGGTTCGGCGACGACGGCGCCCCGTTCATACCCGTCGGAAAGCGGATCGGCCAGGACGCCGGGGAAGCCGCGGGCGAGGAGTTCGGCAAGCGGTTCTTCCGCGACGCCAACGGCCGCCTGCATGACGAGCGCGGCCGGTTCGTGGCCGAAGGCCGGAAGCTCGGCGAGGGCCTGGGTGACGGCTTCAACGATGGGTTCGGCCGGCGGGTCCGCGACGTCGGCGACATCGGGCGGCGCGCACTCGACGCGATGCTGCCGTCCCTCGGCAGGCTGACGGGCGGCTTCGGTGACGCGTCACGGGCTGCTGCCGGCATGCTGGGCAGCGTCGCCAAGTGGACG